TGAAAAAGAATCTGAATTTGATATCAAGATGGCAGACAATTGTTGCCAACCATTTTTGATATACAGCCTTAACACAAAAAAAATAAATATTTATACGCCCGAAACTATAGAATCTGATGTAAATATACTAGACAGGATAAAGGTTGTAAAATGACAGTGATAAATATACATGGAATTCTAGCGCGAGAGTATGGTAACTCATTCGTATTGAGCTTGCCTAACCCAAAAGATATTTTGGAGGCTATAGATTGTAATAGACAGGGATTTCTACAACGATTGGTGGAGCTACAAAGAGAAGGTCTTTGTTATGATATAATTATCAATAAAACAAGAATTACTAATGGCCCAGATATGGACCATATGTCAAACCCCGCTACTATAGATCTCGTCCCAGCTATCTCTGGTAGTGGACAAGCGGCGATCCTAGCCATCGGGTTTACTGGCGGAACGGCGAGCTTTTTAGGGGCCGTGCTTAATTCAGTCCTTTTCGCTGCTATCAGTTACGCTCTAACACCTAAACCCGAAAACGAAGCTTTAGAAATTATAGCAGGTGGATCAAAAAGCTCTATGATATTTAGTAATACCGCCAACTTAGCGAGCCAAGGATCACCAGTCCCTATAGGTTATGGGCGCTTGATAGTCGGCTCACAAGTCATACAGGCCACAATAAAATCTTATCCACAATATATGCCCCCCTCAGAAGCTTTGCGGGGTGACCAGAGTAACCCGATCTTCATAGGCAACAGAACATCATGAAACATCTTCTTAAAAAGCTGAGCATCGCAGGAGCAGGAGGAAAAGGAAATAAACCTAAGCCTCCTATTTATAAGCCCCCTGTTATGGGAGAACTCCAATATGGAGCTTCCCACAGTTATGCAGAGACACTAGATTTATTAAGCGATGGACCCATCGAAGGTGTTGTCAATGCACATGGAGAATTGGTAGATGGTTTGAATATATTACAAGGTATTTATTTAGATGATACACCTGTAGCTGTGACTAGTAAATCCGCGAAAAAGACTAATAATCTAACATCTTTAGAGATCGAAACTATTAATTCTTTAAATTTAGAATTAGCCAGCTCAGAAGGAATCTCTGGTTTAAGTGAATTTTTTCAAGAATTGAGCGAGGTAACTAGCAGAAGTTCAGGAGGTAGAATAACAGATTTAAAATCAAATACAGCTGGAGGGACACAAACTGTTGAGGCAGAATCATGGCCCGATGTCAACATGGTTTTTTTAAGAACGATGTCGGTAAGTGACTACCGAGATGTGAACGGAAATCGCATCTTGCCTTGGCGTAAGTCTAACTACTCTCTTTATATCAGAGGTTTTATTAGATATAGAGGTTCCACACCAAAGACATTCCCTTGGTATCTTAATGGGGAAATACAAACGGGATACAGCGATGACAACGCGGCTTACAGAAATGACGCTCAACCAAAAGGGCCAGTCCAAGGTGGCAGTCTGATATGGACAGATTCAAGCGAAACTGGGCCGCTCGGCGGTTTGGCTGTATTCACATCCAAATTCCTATTCGGCTTCAGACCTATAGATTCTACTGCATACGCTATCGCTCGTCGGAATGGAGAATCTACGTCTGGTGGTCAAACCTTATTCGCTAGTAATAATACAATCCTTAACGCTAGCATACTGCCCGATCTAGATCTTATTTTAGGCTTATATAATGAAAATAATAAAGGTCAAGATACCGACAACATACTACAACGAGACCTAGCCAAGAGAGCTTTAGAAAACATAGGGTGGGGTGGAGACAAGGTAAACGACCTCTTACCTACCCACCTAAAAGCCACCTCACACGGAGTAATTATATGTAAGGTGACTACTGAGGGTAATTCTAATTTAGCAGGTAAACAAATATCAGACGGCGATACCTTACTAGGAATGCAGACTTTACCTTATGGGGCTTCATATGGTTTTGACCTCATAGCTGTTATGGAAAATGCAGGTATAACAGTCACTGATGTGACTTGCCCTGAAATCTTACCCACAGGGGATTTAACTGGGGAGATGTATGGATTCTTGATTTTCGAATTTCAAGCAGAAAATGCATTAACTTGGAATTTTAGAGGCGTTGGGCTGAACCAGCCATTCCAAATACCCCAAGATATTATCTCCGCGTTAAAAGATGTAAGCTCTTTTAGATACGCAAAAAGGAGCAATTCTATTATTGCGGATACATTAAAATATAATTATAGTAATATTTTAGCCGAGATCCGTAAGGGCGAAGAGAGCCAACCCCCTTTCGAGAATTTTAAAAAGATTTTTATTGATCATCAATACGGCAGAGAACTATTCGGACCTTTCACTGTTGCATATCGCAATGTCCAACGCATCAAAGAGGGGCCAACAATGCTATTAAACAAGAGTTCGATGCATCAAGAAACGGATGGCTTTGAATTCGGACCAAGCTCTCAAATAGCATACGACCCTATCACGAATAACTACAAGCCGATGCATTTGGGTCTGCCTCTTACTGAAGGAAGTAGGGATGAGAGACAAGGAGCAGACGCTGCTAACACCAAGGGCTGGAGAGAGTATTCATCTTGGGCAAAAAATTCCCTATCTGATTTCGACGAAAAAGCTATTCCAGTCGTGCATACAATCTATAATCCTAATGTAGAAGAAGTTTTTATAACTTTAGACGTTTCTTCCCTAAAAGATACTCTCATTAAATCAGTTGACGGCGTACAAACAGCCCCCTCCAACCACCAAAAGGAAGAAAAGTTAAGTGTAGGGACATCTTTCCCCACTGTATTAAACATAAGTGTAGAAACTGGCTCTATTGGCAATAAGAGCAATTGCTCTGAAGGAGAAATACCTTTCAAAGTTTATACCTTTAGAATAGTGGCTTTAATAGAAGGAAGTACTTTAATCGATATTGGTAACCCTGATTATAAATCAACTAGCGGTAGAGATTTAGTCGTAGAACTAAATTCCGCAGAGAACGATTTAGATTATCTATCTCGACCTTTTCTACTACCTCCTACCAAAAGTCAATATAAGAATGTTATTACATCTGACGGCGGACAAGTTATAGAAACTGGTGTGATCGACGAAACAAAGACGCAAAATAGATATATAAAAGTAACGAAACTTTCTTATGAGACTAATTCTGTTCTGTTAGACAAAGTCGTCTCAGTCAATAAAGTCACAGAAATCATAAACGCAAATCTCCCCTACCCATTCTCCGCTATAATAGGAACTAAATTAGATTCTAGATCTTTCAGTAGTATCCCTAAAAGGAGTTATGATTGCAAACTTAAAAAAGTAAAAATCCCTAACAACTATTTCCCTACTAGTAACGGAATAGATAAAAGGTATTATGACTCCAAAAAAGAATTTGATGATGCTGGTCAAAAAAATAAATTAATTTACAAAGGAGATTGGGACGGTGTGTTTCATGATACTCTACAATGGACAGATAACCCTGCATGGATATTGTATGATCTATTGACTAATAATAGATATGGCATGGGTTTACATATCGATGTTAATAAAATTAATAAATGGCAACTCTATAAAATAGGTAGATTTTGTGATAATGTAGATGACCAAGGTTATTTCTTGGGAGTCGAAGATGGTAAAGGAGGGAAGGAACCCCGTTTCTCTTGCAACATAGTATTCGATCAAGGGCAGGAGATATTTGACGCTATAAACACTATCGCCGCCCTCTTCAGAGGGAGGGTTTTCTTTAGCAATTCTGAAATTAATTTTGTAGACGACAGACCTAAACGCGCAACTAATTTTTTTACTAACGAAAGCGTTAAAGATGGCTTGTTTTTCTATTCTAATAACAGAAGAGATGAACAATTCAATACAATAGAAATAGGATATAAAGATAGATTTAATAACTATGAACCTAAAATAGAAGTCGTCGAAGACGAAGAAGACATAAAAGAGCGCGGAATTTTTAAGAAACGTATAGATGGTATAGGAATAACCTCTAGAGCTATGGCTCGCAGGGCCGCTCAACATCAAATTTTTTCTAAAATAAAAGAAAACCAACAAGTAGCTTTTACTGCAGGTTTAGAAACCCTCTTATGTAAACCTGGAGATTTAGTTATAATAGAAGATGAATTAAAAACGAATATAACTAATTTTGGTAAGGTTTTAGATGTTAATTTAGAAGACGAAACAATTAGGCTTAGCAATAATTTCTCTTCCGTTATGACTACTGGAGTTCTTACCGTTTATAATCCTACTGGTATAGATAGTATAGATGATACAGCTGCTATAGCCGACAGACTAAGAGAGAGATACGACAGCTTTACTATCACAGGTTTAGCCACAGCTCCTTGGCATCGTTTCACTGGGGATTATAGTTTTACAGGTTATACCAAAGGGTATAACCCCACTGAATTTGTGGTGGGAGATACTAGATATGTTGATTACGCTTCTTACACAGGAATCTCTGGCACACACGTATATTTTGAAACAGGTGTAACTGGTTGGGTTCTTGGTTCTGGAGACGCTATATCTTTAGCTTCTGGTGATTTTATCGCCAAAGATACAGGCGCTCAAAGCCTCCTGACGTTTAATACGGGAGAAATAGATGTTTTAGATATGAATGCCGTCGCTGGCGATAAAAGGGGGGGATCATCTGTGATATTTTCTGGTTTTGATTTAAACAGTTTCCGAAACTACAGTCGCGGTATAACTAATTATGAGTTATCTGCTATAGCTCCTGAGCAAATAACAGAAATCAGTCTCACTGGCGTAGTAACCAATCTAGATTATGGATGTTTACTCTCAGGCTTCAATAGGCCAGAGATATTACCGTTAGTTAAATTAGGGAGTGCTGCCAAATTTCAAATTAAAGATGCTAGCCCTTTCTTTTATAAAGTTATCTCTATGAAAGAAGAAAATCCCAATGAGTATCTTGTGACTGCTACAAAATACGACACTGGCAAATTTGATTTAATCGATAAAAACATTAGTATAGAAAACGAAGCTAATACTTATAGTTATCAAGTCTCTCAGACAATTAACGGAGTAACGTATCAGACTTTAGATCCTCCTACATTCGTAGGCAACGTAACGACTGGGATACCTAATGCTACAGACCAGACTTTTAATATAACAGCAGCTTGGGATGCTGTAGCGGATGTGACTGGCTATGGAGTGAGACTCACTATGCCAAATAGCCAAGTGTTAGATACTAACACCACAAACACTAGTATAAGTATTGATGGATTAAACCAAGTAGGAGTCTTTAATTTAGGTGTAAATTCATTAGGGAATATGGGGAGAACAGATGGTAATGTAAATGCATATTATGATTCTCCATATAGAAATACTGGAATATTTATTCTCTACGAAGATGCACTCGTTTACTCTAAATCATTTTTAAATAACATCACCATTCTATAATGAACTACACGGGTTATACGGTATTAAAAGTTCCCAAAACTGGAGCAGCCTTCGCTTACGCAAAAGAAGCAAGAGAATTCGCAACTGGAGCTACAGGGGCGGGAGGTTATTTGAATTCTGCCGCGATTACTCATGGATGGACTGATGTTAATTTCGTAACTGCAATTCGAGAAGGCTCTAGCTCTTTACCTGTATCTATAGGGGCGACTGCGCTCAATCTTTATACTGGCGTAGCTACTGTTATCGGTGGTTCAACCCCTATCGGAGATTTAAGATCAGAGGACAGCCCTTACGTTGGCGTAGGCTCTGCCACTGTATACCATACAAAAAAAGGTCAAGAATATGGCTCAGCTTTTTATGCTACTTATATAGGAAATACTAATTCATCGCCGACCAAAATAGGTATCGGAACTACCGCTGGCGATATTGCCACAAGCGGTTACTACGAGGGCAGTTTTACTACTCGAAATATTTATGAATTCAACAGCGTTTATAACGCTGACCTCGATGACCCGACCAAGATAATAACAGGTAGTGGAGTATACAGAAATGGAAGTGATGTATCTTTGCAGTTTAATATCTTAAACAGAAATGGAGAATTACTTACTTCCGCGTCCCAAATAGCCGCTGACCCTTTTGTCGAAAGACAAATAATTAGTATTTTAGATTCTGATTCTAATGTAGTATTCCCTAGCTATAGAATAAATGGAAATTCCACTTTTACTTTCTCCCGCTCCCAAAATATAGATGTCTTCGGCTCTTATAATAGGAATTTTGGGATAAGAAATGAAATTGTAAACGCAGACGGAGGTACATCCACTGGAGAGTTTTACCTTTACGCCAACACAGCGACTTTCGATAAGGTAATAGTCCAAGCTTCTGGAGAAACCTCCTTAAACGAAAACCTTACTAATTATTCTCCACCAGATACTGGGAGTATAACTTCTGCCGCTGATAGAGCAGACGCGATTAAATATTTTAATAACCAGCCTATAAGCGCATCTGGGTCTACTGGATTCATAGAATTAACGTTGGGTTTTAATGAGAGTCCGAACTTTACTAATCTAGGTGATCTTACTATATGGAATGGGACATCTGGAGATTTTGCGACAAACATAGATAACCTAGTAGGTAATTATCCATTAAGCGCAATTCAAGAAGGACAACGGATTAGACTTCGTACTGATGATGGTATTACAGAAAAGACCCCCCTCTTCTTTAAATTAATAGCGAACAGCGATGTAGGGTTTGAACCAGAGATATTAACTATAGGACCATATACTCTTGAACCTATCCTCCAAGGTGTAGACTTAAACCTTTATAACCAAGGAGACCAATCATTAGTTGGAGATTTCACTATTGAAGGAGGCTTAGAAGGAGATAACACTAACGGTGGTAATTTACATGCCGTCGGAGAAGGGCGTTTCGATGGGAATGTCGGTATAGGCTCTCTCCCTCAACCTAATTATAAGTTATATGTAGAAGGAATCGCTGGTGGTTCAGCTCTAGGAGGTAGATTGCAAGGCCCAGGAGATCTACCGTATCTCCTTTCAGGAGATACTCCTGCGGGGAACGACGATCTGCAAGATGTTACAACTCGCGGTGATACGACAACAACTTCAATCATTTCTACAGGACCGTATATCTCTGGCTCAGGCAGTTTCTTGGGGACGGGAGACGGTAATCGTATTACGAATAATAATGTTCCGTATCTCCTTTCTGGAGATACTCCTGCGGGGAACGACGATCTGCAAGATGTTACAACTCGCGGTGATACGACAACAACTTCAATCATTTCTACAGGACCCTATATCTCTGGCTCAGGCAGTTTCTTGGGGACGGGAGACGGTAATCGTATTACGAATAATAATGTTCCGTATCTCCTTTCTGGAGATTCTCCCGCCGAAACTCAAAACTTACAAGACGTAACAGCTAACGGAAACACTACTCTTGGTTTAGATGTAAATTTCCAAGATGGAACTCTATTTGTCGATCATACTAATCAAAGAGTTGGAATAGGGACAAATATCCCGCAAAAACCTCTAGAAGTTGTAGGGCATTCCTTCTTTGATGGCGACGTTGGTATAGGAACGAATACTCCAAGTTCTAAATTAGAAGTAGTAGGGCATTCCTTCTTTGATGGTCACGTTGGTATAGGAACGTATAATCCAAGTTCTAAATTAGAAGTAGTAGGAAATAATGCCCAAGTAGAAATCGCCACAAACGATGGATATTCAATTAAATCTTCCCAAAAAGCTGCAATAGCGGTAGTAGGGTCGGGGACCATTTCTTCCAAAGGATCGATGATGGCTGGGGGATCAGGTCACCACATCAGTGGAGATTATGACACTATCGCTGGAGGAACAATCAATAATATATCAGGAGGCGACTTTAACTTTATTGGAGGTGGTTCGCAAATTGACATTACAGGTAGTGAATATTCTTCAAGTATCGGGGGAAAGAATAATGATATTTTAAATTCTAATTATTCCGTAATTGTAGGAGGTCAAAACAATTCTATAGAAGGTTCATTTTCTAATTATATAGGAGGGGGAGAAAATAATTTAATTACTGGCGCTAACTCTTTTATCGGAGGAGGAAACACCAACAAAGTTTTGAGAAATTATTCTTTTGTCGGGGCAGGAGAAAAAAATATCGCTAGTGGAGACTTTTCCATAATTATAGGAGGAGAAGAAAACCAGACATTTGGTACTCATTCTGTAATCGCTGGAGGAGAAGGCAACACTGTCAGTGGATTGCGCTCGTTCATAGGAGGTGGCTCATATAGCGAAGTTAACTCAGATTATTCTTACGCTTTTGGTAGAAAAGCCAAGATAACATCAAGCCAGAGCGGAGCCGCCGTCTTCGCTGATGGTAATGACATCGATACTCTATCAAGCGGCGCACACACCGCGACTTTGAATTTCGAGAACGGAGTCTATGTGCAAACAACAAGCGGTCTTTACGTCAATGGGAATCCCGTAATGACGGGGGTCAATCCCTATGACGAAGATACACTTCAGACAGTTACTGATAGAGGGAATGAAACAACAACTTCAATCATTTCTACAGGACCGCATATCTCTGGAGTTGCGGGGTTATTTAATAGCAATGTTGGTATAGGAACAAATAATCCAAGCGCTAAACTAGATATTCATACCGCTACAAATTCAAATGGGTTATTCATAAGAGAAGATACTGATGACAGTATTACACATAATTTTTATGTAGATAGCTCAGATAATGGCGTAGGGGTTTTATACGCTGATGGGCAGTCGGCAAAAATAACATTAAACACGGCTGGTGATTCTTATTTTAATGGTGGTAACATTGGTATAGGAATAGCGACTCCTGCCCAGAAGCTGGAAGTCTTCGAGGGTTATATTAGAGTGGGCGATGCTTCTAATGGAGGTTATGGTATAGAGTTCGAAAGGAATTCTGCTATTGTAGGATTAATAAATACTGCGAATAATCGCATAAATATTCAAGCCTACAACAATAGAGATGTAGAATTAAGAGATACAGCAGGGACTGGGAATTTAATACTTAAACATGGGGGTGACGTTGGTATAGGGACAGTTAGTCCTGCTGGTAAACTACACGTTTACAACACCTCAACAACTTCAGATGGAGATGGCACTGCGAGTATGACTGCTAGTGGGCAAGACAGTCTTTTGCTTTATGGTCATGGAGGAGTTAATAATGCGACTTACGGTGGGATCACTTGGATGGGTGGATCTAGAAGGCGAGCTATGATTACTGCTGTTGCTGAAAGCGCAGACACAGATTTCATAGGATTAGCATTTTATACTCAAGGAACAGATGGAGCGGGAGACTTTAGCGAGTCCATGCGTATAGCAAAAAACGGTAACGTTGGTATAGGAACAACTAGTCCAGGAACTTACAAATTGAATGTCGCTGGAGGAGGGCGTTTCTCACTAAATGTAGATTTCGCTAATAACCACGGTATTCGCGGCATAAAGACTGATAATAATCCTATATTAATAGCCAGAATTAATTCTAGTAATGAATTAGTGATAAATGAAAACGCTAGCACAACTGTACCGACGAGAATCGTCGGAGATTACATAACACTAGAACCGACTAATTTTCTTGGAGTAGCAGCAGAAGCCGTTAGGATTATAGACGGAGGTAACGTTGGTATAGGAACAACGAGTCCATCTACTAAGTTACAGATAGGATCAAGTGGAAGCCTAGGATCTACGACGAACAAGGTAATAAATACGACTTTTGATAGCGGTTACTCGACAACGAATTCCTTACAATACCAAGTTAATGCCCACGTTGGCACGACTACAAGCACCGCAGATATATTTACTCAAACTTCAGGAGAAGTATTAAAAAACTTTTACGTAGGTCTTGTCGCTCCTAATAGTTACTTTAATAACTCTAGATATAGCATAACGCAAGGTGGTGCAGAAAGAATAGTTGTGCTGCAGGGCGGTAACGTTGGTATAGGAACATTTGGTCCATCTTCTAGATTAGAGGTTGTTTCTAACTCTTCAAATACAGCTACTTTTAGAAATTCAGTAGGTGAACAAGTAGTTACCTTCGGTTCTACTACCAATACAGCCTATAGTGACATTCTCTTAAGAACAAATAGTGGGACAGGCGAAATATTTAAAGCTGGAACAGGATATACTTCATGGGGAGGAGCATCAGCCCTCAATATTTACAACAGTAACGGTGCAATAGCGTTCCATCCAAATGGTGCTTCGGGAACAAATGCGATGTTCATCGCCACGGACGGTAACGTTGGTATAGGAACAACTGGTCCAAGTAAGAAGCTAGAGATAGCTTCAAATACTACTTATGACGGTATACAAGTGTCAGGCACTTCTATTCCAAGAATAGCAATAATAGACACTACTAACAACGCTACTTTAAGTGCATATGCTAGAGATAATGACGCTACAATAGGTACGGAAAGCAATCATCCTTTAACATTAAATACAAATGGCACAGAAAGATTACGCATTAGCTCTGCTGGAGCGATAAAGTTCAACAATTACGGAGCTGGCACATTCACGGGGACAGTAACGCAAAAACTAGGCGTTGATTCCTCTGGTAACGTAATTGAAATGCCAATTGGAGCGGGGCCAGTTGATGGCTCAGGAACCGCTAATTATCTAGCGAGGTGGATAGATTCAGATACTTTAGGAATTGGAGCCGCATATGATAATGGAACGAACGTTGGTATAGGAACAACTTCGCCAAACTCATCCTCTAAATTACATGTTAGTGGACAGGTGAGGGCTGTAATGGGTAATGACTTTACACAAGCTTCTACAACTGCCGCAGTCGTAGCCTTTAAAAGCTTTGGCTATGGTTCATATTCACCACAAATGAATGGCTCTTTGGTTGTAGCGAATACAAACACAGAAGGAACAGCAGGATTTATATCTTTAGCAGCTAATTATGGAAATACTAACAATACCATATATAGTGCCGCAGGTATTGGTGGGGGTAAAGAAACTACCCGTGGTGATGGTAACTGGGGAGGTTATTTAAACTTTTTTACTACATCTGACGGTTCAGCAGGGGCTGCCTCTGGCGCTTTTGAACATATGCGTATTACCGCTGACGGTAACGTTGGTATAGGGACAACGAGTCCAGGAACTTACAAATTGAATGTCGCTGGAGGAGGGCGTTTCTCGCTAAATGTAGATTTCGCTAATAACCACGGTATTCGCGGCACGAAGACCGA